GCATTGTCATCCGTGAGCGTAGAGCGGACAAGAAGGAGAGCGAGCAGGGATGGGATAACGCTATCGCGCTTGCTCATGCCCGAGCCAAGATGCAGGGCGATATGCCCGAGTCTCTTGATCGTGCCGTGACGAGCAAGTTGCAGAGCCGTGTTGATTGGCGTGAAGCCTTGAAGCAGTATCTCCGATTCGGAGTAACTCGCATCTTGCGCGATCACTACACCTTCATGCCGCCCAACCGTAGGTTGATCCATCAGAACATCTATATGCCGTCCATGTACGGCAACGATGCTCCCAAGATCGGCTTCGCGGTTGACACTTCGGGGTCGATGGGCGAGGATGAAATGTCCGCTGCTGTTGCAGAGATTGACGAGATTCGTCGACAGTTCAACTGTCCGCTCTATGTTGTCGATTGCGATGCAGAGGTTCATGTGGGTCGTTGGCTTGCGCCTTGTGAAGAGTGTCCTACTTCGTTCAAGGGTGGCGGCGGCACAGATTTCCGTCCTGTGTTCAAGCACATTGATGACAACAAGGTTCCTGTTGATATCATGGTCTATCTGACCGATGGATACGGAGAGTTTGGCAATAAGCCTGAATGCGATGTTCTGTGGCTGACTACCACGAATGTCAAGCCTCCGTATGGTGAACACATCCAAATCGGAGTCGGCTGACCGCCGATCCCGAATCCCGAAAACGGGAACGCGGTTGAAGAGAACAACCCCCTGCGGAGGCGTTCTCCGCAGGGGTACTTCAAAACGCTGCAAACCGATCAATGGTGATCGAAAGGCAGCATAAAAGGAGTATGGCAGATGCCTACTAATGGCAACAATGGAAGCAGCGCAACGGGCGTTGCTATGGGAGTCGATGAGGTTGGTGCGCTTGTGCGTACCGCGCTCTCCAAGAGCGGGTCTACGAACTCGCTCAAGAAGGGCAACACCGTGATGCACCCTGCACAGGCTACGAAGGATGAAGTCGTTGTTGACGGACTCCGTGGCAATCAGTATTGCATCAATGGACTCGTCATGCTGACGGGTGATGTGACGATTGATCCGATGCAGGAAGGCATTGCCGAGCGCCTTGATCGGATCAAGTTGGTCGCTGAAGCCACTCTTGACATCCTCAAGAATGGCGGGGTGCTTACGCAGGCGAACATCGAAGCCAAGATGCGCGACCTGTGGAACCTCTACGCGACGAACAGCAGGGTGAAGCAGCCTACCTCCGAGCAGTTTGACGAACTGCTTGGCGAGGCATTCTCCACCACGCATCGTGATGCGATGCTTACTCCGACTTCCTACACCACGAAGAAGGGCAACTTTGTTGTCCGCGATCTCAAGGTGCAGGTTGTCGCAGCCTCTTCCGATGTGTCTCCCAATGCGGGAAACATCATCGGCATCGACGCTCTCAACGCGAAGGATCAGGCGACTTTCGGTTCGCTTGTGAACATCGTCGCCGTGCCGAAGGTCGCACAGACTGTCTCCGTCGTTGGCGGTTCTACGCAACTCAAGAAGAGTTCGCGTAAGAAGGTCTGATAAAAACCACCTACCTGTGGGGGTGGAGGCTTGTCCTCCACCCCTGCGGGTAAATAAAAAAAAGTTGGTTCTTAAGGCGATAGAACCCTTCCCGCTCCCGAAACCCGAAAACTGGAGCGAAGTTAGAAAGGGTCAGAGAAGAAGTTAGAAAAAAGTTTCTAATATCTACGAATCAGTCTTGACAAAGAAACTTATTCGTATAATCTTCTCCTGTAAACCAAAACTGCCACAGGTTTACTAGCATTCATCACAGGTAGGCAGATTTCATTAAAGGAGTTTCCATAATGGGAACGAAGAACAGCGCGGTACTGACCGCAACGCCCGCAGACATCATCTCTCGCAAGATCGGCATTTCCCGTGACACCTTCATTGCTGCGATCAACTCGACGCGCAATGAACTCACCTCGCACCTCAACTCGCTTTCGACATTCGCTACGCAGATGGGTGTTGAGTCGGACAGCACCGCTAGTGCAGAAACGCCTCGCCGTGGTCGCCCGAAGGGTTCCAAGAACAAGGCGGCTGTCAAGTCGGGACGCAAGGGCGCTGCTCGCAAGAGCGGTCGCGTGGGTCGCCCGAAGGGTTCGGGCGGCGGTACTGCTACGAAGGCGGCGGGTGGCAAGCGCGGTCGCAAGGCGAAGTCTGACAGCGGCGTTACGCTGCGTCAGGCGGTCGAGAACATCGTCCGTGGCGCAAACGGTTCGGTTGCGATCTCCGACATCGTTGACGCTCTTCCCTCGCAGGGTGTGAGCAACAAGGGCAAGAATGTTGCGACGATGGTTTCGCAGGTTCTTGGCAAGTTGGTCAAGACCAAGAGCGTGACCCGTCCCGAGCGCGGCAAGTACGAGTGGTCTGCCTCTCGCGCTCCTGTCGTGACCGATGCGGTGATCGAAACCGAGAACGCCTAAATAGGCGGCTGAACAGATCACAGGGTGGGCGGCTCCGTGTCGCCCACCCTGTTTTCCATCTTTTGTAACTTTTTTTTCGCTTTTTTGCCTGTCACAACATTTTTTTGAATAGAAATGGCACGGATGCTATTTGCTCAAGTAAGACAGTCCACGCAGACTATTTGCAACGGCTTGTTTTGGGACGGCATCAAGGGGGTTGTAGTTCATGCTATTGAGCGTGAAGGAAAAACTCTTTGCGGTAAAAAAATAAAAGATGCTTCATACGGATGGTATGACTGCATCGAACACTCTGAAGTCACTTGCCCTGAGTGTAAATCAAAAATATCCCCGTAACTCAGTTGGATAGAGTAGCGGTTTTCTAAACCGCTTGTCACAGGTTCGAGTCCTGTCGGGGATGCTTAAAGGAGAATGAAAATGTTTGTGCCACTTTCCGAACTTGTATTTGTGCCATTGGATACGATTGCTAGAATCTCGTTCTTTGGTCAACAGGCGCGCGTAGAGTTTAAGCCGTATGAGGCTGATGGCACTCATGTGGAGATCCTTGATGGAGAGGACGCTCAAAGGTTGTTTCAGTTTGTTATGAACTCCTTGCCCGAGCAGTTCCGCAGTAGCAGCATCAGCCAAGCATCTCGTCACGGTCACTAATCGCTTGACATTAGCCAAAAATGTGATACCATCACGACGTAATGGATTGGTTTCATTGCACGATTTAGTTAAAGGAGTTTAATATGACGCAGTTGATGAATAGCACCGCACGATTCAATGAGATGCCTAATCTGAAAAGGGCGCATGGATGGGTCTTTCCCCCAAGCCCTGTAACTAACGGCATTCTTGTTGGCATGAATGATGCAATGGCACTTGAACTTGTATCGCTCATTCGTGAGTGCTGCACAGACGAAAATGGTCGTCCACTTGTTGATGGGGCAAATGCCGACCTGATTACTTTTGCTTCTAGGCTGGAGCAAAACATCACGATCAAGGCATCTCGCAAGAATGACCGAGAATAAAAAAGGAGTTGTCCGATATAGAATGTAAGTTCTATATCGGGGCTGAAAGGATTAGACTGGACGGATACTGATTGCGACTGCACGCCGAGTTTAGTGGGAACTTGTAAAACTCACTAAAACAAAAACGCCAACTCTTTTAGAATGGCTGCTTGAAAAAGCAAAGTAAGACAAGACGCATCGGTAGTCTTACTTTTAAAACAGATGCAAAACACCGCACTTTACTACCTCTCTCCAAAGGCGGTGTAGGAAATATTATAGATGAGAGGTCTGTGATGCACTCTAGTGCGATGACTGCATCACGCGGAGGGATCGCACTAAAGCGTGTAGAAGGTCCGACAGAGAAGTTTCAGCACAGGGGTTCGATTCCCCTCGGCTCCATTCCCGCTCTTGCAGCAATGCAAGGGCGGGTTTTCTTTTTTCATCTCACATTTTAGGCAATTGCCTATTTTTAATGAGTATGCTTAGCAGTTTCATGTGATTCTTTCCCGATCCTCTTTGCTACCGCATATTGATCTCATACAAGGGACTTTAGCTCAGCGGTCTAGAGCTGGCGACTCTCTCGTTCTTTGACAATCAAATAGGTAAACATTTCCCATTTTAGTTGGGACTTTAGCTCAGCGGTCTAGAGCTGGCGACTCATCTGAACCCTTAATGAAGGTTCAAATGAGAAAGTTCGATAATAGTATTGTACTTTCTCAAGGAGTTTCATTATGGGTAGACAAAAGTCAGTAAGAGATTTGAATGGCTATAGGGTCATCTATTTGCCAGATCATCCAAAGGCAATGAAAACAGAAAACTGGTACGGCTATGTATATGAACACATAGCCGTAGCAGAAGATTGCTTAGGAAGAATGCTGCAAGCAAATGAGATTGTCCATCACTTAGACGGTGATCGGACAAAGAACAGATCCTGCAATCTTCTTGTTATCACAAGAGGAGAACATTCAAAGTTGGAAAACTGGCTTGCGTGTGGTGCGCCGTCAATGAAAGTTGACGGATTGAATCGGATGAAATCAGGGAAACCTAAG